GGACACCAAGATAGGCTTCACAGGAAGCTCCCGCAGAAGAGTCCTGTTTGCCCGAGTAAACGTTTGGTCGGTTAACAAGCCGGAGCAAACCGTGAACGGTCGCAGAATGCGGGATGAAATTCGGGCCGAGGTTAACCGTGTCATCAGAGAAAAGAGAACCAAGCCAAACGAAACCAGTTATGACTTCGTCGGCGTTGGGCAGGCAACAGGCGGAAACAAGGCTTGGCACGCGGGTTCAACCGCTGACCCTCCTCCTGATTCCGCAATGTGGAACGAGTTTGACGACGCTGAGTACGAGCAAATCTGGTACAGCGATGACGATCGCGCTTCAAATTCGGTCAATGTCAACCTTGAATGCGCACTCATGCTTTTCAGATTCAAGGTCGATCCTGACAGAAAAACCGTCAAAAGGTTTGTTTTGAAGTTTGAAGGCTACGGAACCGCGCCGGCTGGAAACGGTGTCACAGTCAAGGTTTGGAACTTTACGGGCCAAGCTTGGCAAAATCCCGTTGCTGGAACAGGCGGGGCAGACGAGGATTTGGCTGTTTCGCTGATCACAAACTTGACAGATTTCATCGACACCGATGGCCAAGTTTACTTGCTTGCGCGGACCACAAACCCCAGCGACGGCTCAACTCCAGCCGTTCTGTTCTGCGACTATGTTGAGTGCACTGCCACGGTTGAGGGCATCACCTACTGCGACATCGTTTCCTACCGTGACGAAGACCAAGTCAACGTTAAGCCGTTCATTTGGCGAACCGAGTTCACCGTCAAATCGTGGCTGTTTGAAACCGTTCCAGAAACATAGAGGTGAAAGTGAAGAATGAGCATTTACGGAGCACACGAAGCCAAAATCTACTACGTAGTCGAAGCAGCGTACGGCGTGACTCCGACTAGCCCGAGCATGCTTGGCATAGCCACCGCCGAAAACGTTGAGCCTGCTCTCGATCCAAGCTTGATCAAAATTCGAGGCGTCGGTTCTCGCGACCTGAAAACTATTCACAGAGGCTTGAGACAGGTCGGTGTCAAAGTTGCCTACGCGATTCCCAGCACTGCGCCCATCGAGTTTCTGCAGCACATTCAGACCCTGAACTCTCTCAGCGTCGAGGTTTTCTACGAGAAACAATCGAGCATAATCGATTTGTTGCACAAAGGCTGCAAAATGGACAAGGTCACGGTTGAATGCTCAATAGAAGACATCATCAAGGCGTCGGCTGAGTTAATCGGTCAAGACTTAGTTGTGGGCACCGGTAAAATCGCAGGCGCCACGTATTCAGACCATAATGGCGCTGTGCCGTTCACTGAAAGCTACGTGCAGCGTGGGGCAGGCGATGGCACCGGCCTAACTGATGTCGAAAGAATCACAGACTGGAAATTCAGCGTCGAGAACAACTTGAAAAAAGTGCCGGTTATCCGAAGTACAAGTGGCCATCTCTTGAAGTACCTGCAGGAACGACACAGGAGCTTAACTGGCGAGTTGACGTTTGAGTTTGAGAGCAAGCAGGAATACGATGACGTGATCGATGACGCCGAATTTAGCCTAAAATTCGGCCTAGGCGGAACCAACAGCGCCCTTTTCAAGTATTGTAAATGGGAGAAAGTCGGCACGCCGACAAAGGTTGAGGATCTTGTTTCTCTGAAGGCGCCGTTCGTCGCGCGGGACATGATCATCAGCTAAGGCTGGAATAAACATGACCGAAGTCAGGATTCTAAGGAATTTTGCTCGCGAGGCTCATCTGAGGCGCAGGTGGAACAGGCTCTGGGCTCAGATAGGGGACCGTATAATGCGTTTGCCGCGTCGAGAACAAGACATCATTCTAGAGGATTTTCACACCGCCATCGAGAGCCGAATCTTAATCATGGAGAGGATCAACAATGAGAAAAGAAATCATTGAGTTAGACGAACGTTTCGGCAACGAGTACGCTGGCCGATACGTTTTCCAAGAGATCACATGGGCCAAACGCAGCCGAATCATTCAGAAACACACGAAATATCATCCAATCACGGGACAGATAGCCAGCAGCGACTTCGTAGCCATACAGGCAGAGACCATCCTGGCAAGCCTCAGGGAACAGCCGGCGACTAAGCCGATAACTCTTGAGAGACTGCTTGCAGAAGAGAACGGTGTTCCAGTCGAACTGGGTGAACTGTTTTCGAAAATTGCTAACAGACTCTGCGGCGTTTCACTTGAGGAGCAGCGTTTTTTATCCGAGCCATCCGAAGAGGGAAACCCCACACAACGGTCACTGAATTCCGGCTTTGCAAAGAATTCGGCTGGACACCCACACAGCTCGCAAGGCAGCCGACGAGAACAATCGAGCAGTTCATCATAATTCTCGGCGAGGTTGATCGGATGGCAGAAGAGGAGATTGGAAGAGCAAAAAGGGAGGCGCGTTTGCGTGTCCGTTGAAATGCAATTCGATGTGTCCGGCGTGCTGGAGCTTGAACAGAAACTTGCTCGTCTAGATCAAAGCCTGGTGGCGCGAGTCGATCGAGCCCTCGACTTTGAAGTTCAGTCAATGCAGAAAACAGCCGAGAGTCTAACGCCAAGGCGAACCGGTCGACTGGCAAGAAGCATAGTTGCTCGGCGTTTGCGTGAGTGGAGCTTTCAGCTAGTGGCTTTAGCGTCTTACGCGGTCTATGTTGAATTCGGCACCAGGTTCATGGCTGCGAGGCGTTTTCTCAGTCGAGCCATAGAGTTGTGCACGTCGAATATATTGAATCACGTTAACCAAGCCATACGGGAAGCCGTCCAGGAGTCAGGATCACGATGAGTTTCCACGAGATCAGCATAGCCGTCCGCGCTGAGAATCGTGCGAGCTACGCGTTTCGCACCATTGCCATGGATGCCATTCACCTCGCCTATTCCTTCGGAGCGTTAGACAGCCAGACCGGACGCATGCTGACCGGAATGATGACTGCGATGCATCTCTTTGTTTCCTTGAAAGGCGCCTTAGGCGCGGTTTCTGTGGCTCAAATGGCTCACTCTGTGAGTTCCCAAGTTGCGGCTGCCGCCACCTGGGTTTTGAACTCTGCGTTAGCTATGAAAATAGCCTTGCTCACTCTGGGCGTTGGCTTGATTGTCGCAACTGCCGCTTACATGAGTTGGCTGGCTAGTGCCACGCGGGACGCTGCCTCTGCTCAAGCTGAGTACAATGCTGAAGTGGCTAAGGCACCGAGCAAATCGATTACTCGCGCTGGCGAGGCAGAGTATTACAGGCGAGGCGTCGAGTATTGAGCGTCGGTCTCCCAGTTTGCGCTGTCGTTTTTGGGTCAGTTACTCCGCCCCAAAGCGATGTACTCGAGCTGAGGGTTCATTTGGGCGCCACAGAAGAGGTCAGCAGCTTTGAATGTTTGCTGCAAAACTTCAACGGGAAGTACTCCCCGGGCAGCGCTTCACCGATCAACGTCGGATCTGACGGCAGCATAAGCATGGGTAGAGGCGCAAGCTGCCCATTAATCGCCACGATCACGGTTGAAGAGATCAAGTTTCTTTCGACTCATGGAGAGAATTATCTTCGTGTTTTGGGCCGCTGTTGGGGTGAACGGCTTTTCCGCCGAGTCGTCACCAAAACTTACGAAGGTATGAAGGGTGAGGCCGTCGTCAAAGACGTCATCGACAACTTTGTAGGTTTGAGCCACGTCCGAGACTCAACCGAACTTGTAGAAGACACCGATACGACGTACGTGAAGCTGGAGTACGAGAATACTCCTGTCTTTGACATTCTCAAGTACATCGCCAACACATCTGACAAGTCGGGAACCATCGGCTATGACTTCCGCGTGGCCCCAGACGGAAAGTTCGAGTTTTTTCAACGCAACAGCAAAACCTCATCAGTCAGCCTCGCTGAACGCGTTGAAGCAAGCGAGTTCAGGCGGAGTATCCTTCGCAAACGCGACAAGATCTGCATTTATGGTGCGGCTGAAAAGAAGTATCCAACAAACGGCGACTCTTGGACTGAGACCTTGGACATTGACGGCAGCCCGCCGAATGACTGGGTCAGTGGCACCGGCACAGGCAGTGTCTCTCTTGACGGTGCCACTAAAGCGGTGGGCTCCTACTCCATAAAGCACACTACGAACACGGCTGATTACTATGGAGCTCTGCGGCTGATTATTCCCTCTGGGTGGCAGCCGGACCTCAACACGTATCCTTCACTGCAGTTTCAGATCAGGCGAGAGCCCTCCTTCAGCGGTCACGTTACCCTGCTTCTGAAAGACAATGCCGGAAAGCAGGCCTCAAGAGAGTTCGATGTTGCAGCCGACAAGTGGTACATGCAGAAGTTCAACGCCGGCAAGAAATATGAGAACGAGTGGGAGCAGGTGGAATCGGGCTTCAACTGGGCTGTGATCAATGAAGTTTGGTGGTACATGTGGTTCAGTGGAACCGACACCGGCGCCTTCTGGGTTGACAACCTCTTCTTCAACAACGCTCGCTGGAGTGGAAGTTACGGCTCAGGCGCCCGAGAACTCGCTGAAACAGATGAAGAGCTCCACAGCGACAATGAATGTTTGCTGAGGGCCAAGGCTCTCTATAATCACCTGAGCACCGCCTCAGAGTACATCAAAGTTATAAGCGACGTGGTCGACTATGGA